TGGAACAAAACATGAAAGGGAGACGGTCGGACTTCTTGAAGAAGAAGTTATCATCGGCACTCTTACAGTGGTAGAGGAGAGTGCTTGATATGGACGCATCAATAATCGTTGCAATAATAGGACTGGTGGGTAGTATTGTCGTACAATTCGGAGGCATACTCATCAACAGCAAGCTGACCAACTATCGACTGGAGCAGCTCGAAAAGCAGGTTGCAAAGCATAACAATCTGGTGGAGCGGGTGTACAAGCTGGAGCAGGACGCAGCTGTGCAGGACGAGAAGATAACAGTGGCAAATCATAGGATAAGTGATTTGGAGGAGAAAAAATGAGAGACTGGAAGGCAAAACTGACAAGCAGAAAACTGTGGATGGCAATTGCAACATTCGTGACAATGCTTATCATATACTTCACAGGTGATGCTGAAAAGGCGGAGAAGATAGCATCAATCATTATGGCGGGTGCAACCGTGATAGGGTATATTATCTCCGAGGGTCTTACTGATAGTGCACACAAAGAAGATTAACACAAGCTGTTTCAGAAAAATATTCTGAAAAGGAGCAAATATGCTTTCAAAAAGCAAGCTATTTGACCTTGACGACCTTTCCGAAAAGCGGGACTGGCTGGAATGCCTGTCGGGTTATGTCGAGTGGGAGTATTCCCTTGACTATCAGAGGAACATTGACAGCATTATACATCTGCTCAGTGAGATGATAGAGCAGGAGAAAGAGGGTGTCTGATTTGGATATCACATACACGGTCAAGGGCGGGGAGCTGACAGAGAATGAAGCGGCTCTGCTGACCGCAAAAGCAAAGGGCATGAAGGGATGCGACCACTTTGAGGTGAAGATAGACGGCGATTTTCTTGATGTGGATTATCATATAATGCCGATAGAGCGCATCAGGCGCATAACAGGCTATCTTGTGGGCACTCTTGACCGCTTCAACGATGCCAAAAGAGCGGAAGTCGGCGACAGAGTGAAGCATACCACCTTTGAAGGGGATGATAACTTTGATCAAGGGCATTGATGTTTCAAAACACAACGGGACGATAGACTTCAACAAGGTCAGGGCGGCAGGCTACAGCTTTGTTATCATACGGGCGGGCTACGGAATGACGGCTGCGCAGAAAGACCCCATGTTTGAGGCTAACTACACAAAGGCAAAAGCGGCGGGGCTTGATGTGGGTGCGTACTGGTATTCCTACGCTGTAACAACATCCGATGCACGGGCGGAAGCCTACGCCTGTCTTGATGTGATAAGAGGGAAAAGCTTTGAATATCCCATATTCTTTGACCTTGAAGAGAGAAAACAGCTTGCAACAGGGAAAGAAAACTGCTCACAGATGGTAATGACTTTCTGTGATAAGCTGACGGAAGAGGGGTATTATCCGGGGCTTTACATGAGCCGTTCCCATTTGCAGACACACATCCGTGATGATGTGTCTGTCCGTTTTCCGCTGTGGGTAGCAGAATACAACGCAAAATGCAACTATGACAAGCCTTACGGGATGTGGCAGAAAAGCGCAAAGGGCAGCGTAAACGGCATAACGGGCGATGTTGATATAGATGAATGCTATGTCGATCATCCCTCTGTCATAAAGGACAAAGGTCTGAACGGGTTTCGGGCAGAAAGCACATCCTCAGAGAGCAAAACATATTGCATCGTCCTTGACGGGGACAAAGGCGAAGCGCAGGAGGCTTTAAAGCTTTTGAAGCTCGGAGGGTATGAAGCGAAGATAGCAGTGATAAAAAGACGGTGAAAAGTCAAAGAGTGAAAGTTAAATTATAACGGGAGCGGCTATATAAAGCGTTTTTAACCCGACTATGAAAGTTAAGGGAAAGTCAAAACAAAACAGACCACACAGCACACAGCTTCGGCTATGTGCTTTTTATATGCCATATGGATATACACGATAACAAAGGCTATAAGTATGCGCTGAGCTGTGCAAGGAGCAGGAAGGGCGGCAAAGTCCCCGAATATGTGATACGGCAGGCTAAGATATGGATAAAGATAGCCGACGGAAAAAACAGGGCTGCATATGTGGACGAAAAGGAACATGAGCGGATAATAAACATAATGCGGCTGATGGTGCATCCCGATCTTCAATGCCCTATGGATGAGGGACTGGAGCCTTATGCGATGTGGCTCATAACGGCGGTATACTGCACTATGGACAGCAAGACCGGAAAGAGGCTCTACACAACGGCAGTGCTTGAGATAGCAAGAAAGAACTTCAAGACCTTTGCGGCGGCGGTCATATTCATTGTGGGTATGCTGCTTGAGCCGCCTTATTCACGCTTTTTCTCGGTAGCTCCGAATTTCAAGCTTTCAAACGAGCTGAGGCTTGCAGTAAGGAAGATACTGAAATTTTCTCCGCTGCTGTGCGATCATTTCCGCATATGCAGGGACTACATAAAATGCAGCATAACGGAGATAGAATACACTCCCCTCGCATACTCAAACGACAAGCTTGACGGAAAACAGGCAAATATATGGCTTGCGGACGAGGCGGCGGACATGGTGTCATACCCGATAGAGGCTATGAGATCATCACAGATAAGGCTAAAAAACAAGCTGGGCGTTATAATATCCACCATATACCCCAACGAGAACAACGGCTTTGATGATGAGCTTGACACAGCGAGGAGAGCCATTGACGGCAGGATGGACAGGCGGGATATATTTGCTTTGCTGTATGAGCCGGATGAGAGCATACAAGCCGACTGGCAGACGGATGACAGGGTGCTGTATCAGTCAAATCCCACTGCGATAGAGGATAAAGAGGCATTTGAGGAGCTTGTGAAGAACCGCACGATGGCGATACTCTTTGAAAACAAGCGTGAAAATTTCCTCTGCAAGCACTGCAACATACATTACAAAGGCATAGGAGCCGCCGGATATGTGGGCATAGATGCAGTGAGGAAATGTGCTGTGAAGGCTATAGACTGGGCGGGGAGCGATGTGTATCTGGGGGTTGACCTTTCGCAGTCGGACGATAACACCGCAGAGGCTATGGTGAAGTACGACAGGGATGAGGATATCATATATGCACGGGTAAAGGGCTTTATCCCTGCTGCAAAGATAGATATGAAATCCGATGCGGAAAAATTCGATTACAAGAGGAGCATAGCGAGAGGCGACTGCTTTTCCTGCGGCGATGAGATCATAGATTACAGCTTTGTGGAAAAATATCTGCTGAACATTGAGCGGGAGTGCGGCGTTACGATAGTGGGAGCGGGATTTGACCGCTACAACGCCATGTCGACCATGCAGAAGCTTGAAAACGCCGATGAACCTATACAATGCACGGAGGTAGTGCAGCACTCAAAGATACTGCACCCTGCCACAAAGCTTCTGAGAGAATACATCCTTGAGGGTAAATTCAGATATGAGAGCAATATGCTTCTTGAAAACTCCTTTGAGAACGCACAGTGTACCCTTGACACAAATCTGAATATGTATGTGAACAAAAAGAAGTCAAAGGGCAAGGTGGATATGGTGGTAGCATTGATAAACGCAGTGTATATGATGATGCAGTATGAGATAACGGGCATGGAAGAAGTATTTGTCGGATAAACGGGACGCTTATATGACACAGGCGGAAAAAGAACGCATACAAGGCAGAGTCCAGTGCTTTCTTATGCGTGAAAAGATAAAGCAGATGAAGGCAAAGCAGCGTTATTATGAGATAAGGGCGTTTATAGAGGAAGAAAAGCGATATAACCATTATCACGACCCGAAGAACGGACAGTTTGCAAGCGGAAAATCGGGGTTGACAAACTCATCCCAAAGTGATACAATAGGTACAAGAGGTGAGAGTGTGTCGATTTCGTCTATTGATAGCCCAATTGAGCAAAGTCATACAGGCAAAGGAAACCCTAACGCCATTTTGCACAAGGGTGTTGAACTCAATAACCGTCAAAAGGCATTACTTGAAAAGTTACCGGATTATGACAGCAGAACAACAGTAGGCAGAGATGATGTCAACATGAGTGACCTCTCCGCTCTTACAGCATACACAGGTGATGAATACGCAATGTTTACAAAAAAAAACGAGCGGCTTATCATTCGTGGGAATGCTGTAAAGGTCAATATTTCTCCTGAAGATGCGTCCGAACTTAATTCACAAGGCTATAAATGGAGCGGTCACACACATCCGGGTGTAAGTGATAATGTGCTGATGCCATCTTTGGGAGATGTTTTGGTATTACGGGAATTTGACCAAGAAACGAGTGTTATTTACAATTCAAAAGGTAACTACTTTGTGTTTGGAAAGGAGTGAGCGAAATGTGTAAACTTTTTGATGAGTGGTCTAATGATATTGAGAAATACTGTGTTTTGAACAATCTTAGTTTTGAAAAGGTAAAGAATCTTGCTCAAAGCTGGGCACCTAATAAGCTTGCACTTGCTTACCAAGATCCTGACCCAACAAAAGGTAGGCTCGGATTACTTGATGACACACCAATGCCGCTTGTTCTGATGATAACTAAAGAGAACGGCAAACTGAATTTTTTACAGACCGAACACACTCGAAAATACCTTTGACCCACACAACACCGCAGAGTAACATCTGCGGTATTTTCATAGGCAAATGCCAATATCAACGCACGCTAACGCACGTTAATGCACTCGTGCGTTGAATATAAGCAAATATCAATAAATATAAGCGTATAGTCACACGGCTATGCGCTTTTATTATAAACAAACCAAAACAAAAGGAGGAATTTTCTCATGAATGAGAAAGAGATCATGGAAACCAGGGCAGCGCTTGTCGAGGAGCTTGAAGCTCTCAACAAGACGGTCGGTGAGGAAAAGAGACAGTACACCGATGAGGAAAGCGCAAAGGCAGACGAACTGATCGAGAAGATCAGGGGAGTGGATGCGATGGCGGAAAAGCTGGCAGAGCAGAGAGCTGTCATCTTTGCCAACAAGGCAACAGCCATGGAGAAGAATGTTGAGGTGCGCAGCTACGGCGAGATCATCAATGATTTTGTCAGAGGCAACGCCGCACCGGAATACAGAGCCAACGAGACCACCCTCGGGAACAACTCTTCCGTAAAGATGTCCGAATTTTCCGAGGATATCATCAAAAAGGCGACAAAGATCTGCCCCATCATCAATGAGGTGACTACCGTAGTTTCCGCAGGCACCTACAAGCAGATAGTTCAGAACGAGGACTACAAGGCAAGCGGTGATTTCGTAGCTGAGGGCGGCAGCTTTGCGGTGACGGAGAGCCGCTGGACGACAAAGACCATAGATAAGTACAAGTACGGTTCTACATCCGTCATAACACTTGAAATGATCTATGAAGCGGCGTTCGATGTGCTCCCCGAGATAGAGCAGCAGTTCACCCTTGATTTTGCAAAGTGCTTTGAAAAGGGCTCTATTGCAGGGAGCGGCACAGGTCAGCCCGAAGGACTTCTCACAGGCGGTACAGTCAAGACCCTTTCCAATGCTACTGTCAAGGCGGATGATATCGTGGATATCTATCATGCTATCGCTCCCACCTATTACACCAACGCCAAGTGGGTGATGAACAACAACACCCTCTGCCACATCAGAAAGCTCAAGGACGGCACAGGTCAGTATCTTTTCCATCAGGGAGAGCTTACGGAGGGCTATGCGGGCACTATCCTCGGAAAGCCTGTACTTGTTTCCGAGGAGATGCCGGATATAGGAACGGGAAAAAAGCCTATCCTTTTCGGCGACTTCCGCAGAGCCTACAAGTGCGTGAGAAGCCCGGAAATAACGATCACCGTGCTCCGTGAGCTGTATTCTCAGATAGGTGCTATAGGCATACAGGGGATACTGTGGTTCGGCGGTGCACCCGTAAACAATGATGCTTATATCACTGCATCCATGTAACAGCGCAGAAGGGGCGGCACAGTCCGCCCCACAGCCCGCAGGGAGGAATAAATGACTGTATCGGAAATAACCATGGCAGAGGTCAAGAACAGGCTCCGGATAGACTATGACACGGATGATGACCTGATCCCCCCTATCATGTCTGCCGCAAGAGCCATGATAAGAGATATGACCGGGCGCACGGATGAGGAGATAGACACATTCCCGCAGGCTTATCACCTGTTTATGTGCATTTGTCAGCATATGTACGACAGTAATGACCTGACTGCCGCAAACGACAAGCTTGACGCTGCTGCGGCGTGTATCATAAATCAGATGAAGTCTGCGGAGGTGGTGCTTGCATGAAGCCGGAGCTTATGAGAAACAGAGTGACCTTTCAGAGGACAGACGACGACAGAAAGACATATACCGATGTCCTCAGCTGCCGGGCATACATCAACGGAGTTTCGGGCGATGAATTTTTTATCGCAAACGGCGGTGATGTAGGTGCTCTCACGGTGACTATAAGCTGCCGTTATCAGAGCGCACTCATGGCGATAGACCCCACGGTATGCAGGGCAGCGGATGAAAAGGGCAATGTATATGAGCTATTGTCCCCTGCTGATGATAAGATGGGGAAACACACCGAGATCATATTCAGGGCAAGGAGGTTCATGTTCGATGTACAAGAAAGACCTTGAGGATATCAAGGAGATACTGACAGAACTCGGACTGGAGTACAGGTATTTCAAGTGGTCGACTATACCGCAGGCACACCGCTTTGCAACATACCATGTACCCGCAGAGAGCTTTGACGGCTCAGATGAATGTGTGGAATACTGTGACTACAAGGTAGTGGTATACATATGGTTCCATGACTTCATGAATGAAGATGATGCCGCACTTCTTGAAAGCTTCGAGCAGGATGTGCGGGGTGCGGGGAGATATAAGAAGCAGTCCGGATATGACAGCGAAAGAGATCTGTTATATTCAAGGTACGAATTTGATTTTAAAGCATTTTATGAGGAGTGATATTTTATGGCACTGGAAAGAAGAACATTTTACGGATCCGGAACACTGTATGAAACAGCCATTCCCGAAAATTTTGTTATGCCTACCACCAAATCCGCCATCAAGACCCTTGTTGAGACCTACTGCACCGCCGACAACCAGCTCGGTTTTCTCAAGAACGGATTCAAAGTGCAGGTAGAGACAGAGAAGCTTGAAGACAAGTCCGATCTCGGAGAAATGAAGGTCGATGTGGTGACTGATGAAAAGGCGAATATGACGAGCGCTCTTTTCAACTCCAACGGCGAGACCATTTCAAGGCTCTATCCCTTTGCAAACACCAACGAGGACGGCGTTACAGTTGTGGGCGGCATCAACGGCGCAGACCAGAGCGATCACCTTATCATATTTGTCGAGGCTACAAAGACCAACGGCGCACAGCATGTTCTTGTGGCATTCGGCAAGAATACCAGCGGTTTCACCATCAACTGGAATCCTACGAGCGTTGAGCCGTTCCCCATAGAATACGGCGTGACACCCTACAACACAGCCGGAAACCTGTTTGTTTTCGCTCCCATCACAGGGCTGCCCGCACTGCCCGTGACATCGGAGACGGTATACTCCATAAGCTACGCCATGAACGGCGGTGAATGGGATGATGAGTACACAGCTCCCACATCCTACACACACGGGAGCGGCGCTGATATAACGCTGCCCACATCTACAGACATCACCCGTGAGGGCTTCACCTTCGGCGGATGGTTCACCGCTGATGATCTGAGCACGGCGGTGACTGTAATAGATGTTTCCGAGGAAACCGGGAGCAAGGCGTTCATAGCAAAGTGGACGGAGACCTGATAAGGGGGAGTGTATATGAGCTACAACACAGAAAACCGTATGGAGCAGAGCGGCGAGAAGTGGGTGGTAAACGGTGCGCTTGAGTTCGGGAAAGGCTCGGCGGGAGTAATGCCGAATATCGCAGCTCCGGCTTCCGATGCAGATGCGGCAGCGGTGCGCACTGCGCTCACCGTTCTCATGACAGCCCTCAAGGACTACGGTCTTATGGCGGGCGACCCCTTCACTATGACCTATGCAGCGGTAACAAACGACAATGAGAGCGAAAGAGCGGCAAACACCGCAAAGATAAGCAGTGTTTTCATTGAGGACAATGTGATAACCATAACTCTTTCCGACAAGGTGGAAAACCTCAGCGACTTTGACGGCCGCAATGACTGGGGCGTTCACAAGTGGCTGGGTATAGGCCTTTCGGTGGGAGTTGACCCCATAACGGGGCTTGAATACAACGACAGCTCACTCACAGCCGACGATGTGACAGAGGCAGAGAACATGGGACTTTCCGACGGGTATTTCGTGCGGTGGGTCGCTGCAGATCTTGTACTGGCGGGAGACAACACGCAGAAAAGCAAGGACAGCTTCACGCTCTGGAGTTCGGGGCACAAGCTTACGGAATACAAGCTGAGGATCGTTGAAAGCGAATAACAAAAAGGCTCCATCCGGAGCCTTCATGCGTGGGAGCGGGAAACAGCCGCAAACACGTTCCAAAAAGGGTGAAAGAACATGATGAAGTCGTGCAGATACTGCGGAAGGATACATCCGAGGGGCTATGAATGTGCGAAAAAGCCGCCGCCGGAGAGATACAGCCGGAACAGGGGCAACAAGGAAAGGTTCCGCAGTTCTTCTGCATGGCAAAGCACCCGCAGGGCGATAGTATTCCGTGATATGGGAGTATGTCAGATATGCCTTGAAGGCGGGTATTATAACAGCAAGGAGCTTGAAGTGCACCATATCACACCGCTTGAAGCCGATTTCACCATGAGGCTCGAAAAGAGAAACCTTATAACGCTTTGCTCCTACCACCACAAACAAGCAGACAGCGGGGAGATAGAGGCGGAAAAGCTCAGAGCCCTGGCGGAAAGGAACGAAGCACAAAGCGAAGTGTAAGGAAAGGAAGGTAAAGCATGAACGCAGTGAATATCGAAATAAGGGACAGCAGCCTGCACATAAGCGGTTATGTGAACGCCGTAGGGCGTGACAGCAGAGTGATAAACACCCGTGACGGGCGGTGCGTGGAACAGATAGAGGCAGGGGCTTTTGCGGCATCTCTTGCGGACGGGCACGAGGTGAGAATGAAGCTCAACCACAAAAGGGACATAGGCTCTACTGCCGATGGTACTCTCACGCTGAAAGAGGACAATATCGGTCTTTATGCCGAAGCTGTGACGGAGGATGAAGAACTCAGGACACTGGCAGCGGAAAACAAGCTGACGGGATGGTCTTTCGGCTTTGTGAAGAAGGACGGCATAATGGAGGAACGGGGCAGGGATATCCCGAAGCGCAGGATAATAAAGGCTCTTGACCTTTCGGAGGTATCCATACTCTCTGTAACGCCTGCATACTGCGGCACATCCGTAGAGTGCAGAGCCGAAACGGAAACAAGGAGCTATAACGACTATGAGGAAGAGAACACAGCAGCTCCGGAGGATGAAGAAAAGAGAAGGTACCGTGAAGCCGTAAGGGGCAAAGTCCAGTGCTTTCTTATGCGTGAGAAGATAAAGAAAATGAAGGGAATGGGTAAGGCTTACGAGGTGAGGGCTTTCCTTGCAGAGGCTAAGGAAAGGACACGGGAGTATGAGGAGAGGTATAATCACTACCACGATCCAAGCAACGGGCAGTTTGCAAGCGGCAAGGGCGGCGGCATGGGGCTTTACTATTCCATGGGGAAGGGGAAAGGGGCAATTGTTGGGGAAAGCAGCAGCTTAGTTCCGTCAGCAGTCAGAACAGCTCAAAAGAAAATAGAAAATATATTGGTCAAAGCCGGATATGGTGATATAGTAGGCGATCCACAGATAAAACGAAATAACGGGAATTGGGATATAACAGTAACACAGAAAAAGAGCATTCTGGAAGCAAAATCCGGAATAATCGGAGTTGGCGATATTCCGGCACGCACTGTAACAACTACTACAACATATACTGTCGATCCAAACGGGAAAAGGATAGGCAAGAAACGAACATCAAGCGGTAACGCATATGCTCATAATACACAATCCGACCGGGTAACGGCAGACTGGACAGGGGGAAATGCTGCCGGAAATGCAAGACCATCAGCAAAAGTAATGAAACGGCTTGATACATGGGCGAAGATGCAGACAGGTCAACTCAGTTTCTTTTGAAGGTCAGAGACACGCTCCGATGACTTTGAGGCAAAGCATCCAAGAAGCAAGGACGGGACTTTCAGGACAAAGGGCTTGACAGACGGCGGTGAAAGTGATAATATAGAGCTAAGAGACCCGAGCTATATAAGTGCAAGAGGTCCGAACGAGTTCAAAAGAGGCTTTTCGCAAGCTAATCTTGTAGCACACTGGGAAGGCGAATATGACGAGAAAGGCAGAGTGATTATCCATTCTCACAAAGAGGAATATGAAAAGCGTCATATGACTATGAAGCAATATGCCGAAAGAGCACTAAATCTTATACAATCGCCATGCAATGAACATATCGACGGTTATAAAACGGCAGACGGCACGATCGTCAGATTCGACAGGCGTACAGGTGATTTTGTAAAAGGTCATCCCGACAAAGGGATAAAAACCATGTTTGAAGCTGAACAAAAATATTTTGAAGCCCACAAAAAGGATGAATCATTATGAGAACAGATGTTGTGAGAGCAGCAATAGTGTGCCCTGTATGCAAAAAACATAAGTTTTCAGAATATGATAGTTCTGAAATATGCCCTGTCTGCGGATGGGAAGATGATGCAGTCGCAACAAGGTACCCCGATCTTGAAGGCGGTGCCAATGGCATGAGCCTGAACGAGTATAAGCGCAGAGCAATCGAAAAGGGGCTTATAGAAGCAGAATAAAAGATGAGGTGTGAGTATGGAACGTGAAGTCTTTATCAATGATAATGTCATTATCTCTGACAGAATAAGGAATATGACTCCGGAGGAGAGGCAATCCGAGATACGTCGGCTTGAAGCAGAGGCTAAAAAGGAACAGGAACGTATTACTCGCTTACCTGCACGTAAACAGAGCTTTAGAACGGTCTTATCCAAGTATTGATCCATACGACACCGCAGAGTAACATCTGCGGTATTTTCATAGGAATATAAGCGTACCCACGGGTGCGCTTTTATTATACCCGAACGGAGATGAACACAGTGGGCAATAAAGAAAAGAATATGACTATATTAAACATTACCAACGCCGAGAACAACGCCGATGTGCTGTCTGCTCTTTCGGGGGATGAACCCGTCAATGTGAGAACGGCGATGCAGATCCCGATGGTGAGCAGATGTGTGAACATGATAGCGGGAGCGGTGGCAATGCTCCCGATAAAGCTGTACCGCCGCACAGGGGACGGTGTAGAGGAGATAAAAGAGGACAGGCGGCTGGATATACTCAACAGAGACACAGGGGACACCATATGCGCCGATTATATGCGCTATGCGTGGGTAAGAGACCTTTTACTGACGGGAGCGGCATACGCCTATATAGAGAGGCGGGGGACGGACTTTCTCCCGTACAGACTGTACTATGTAGCCTCCGAGGAGATAAGCCGTGATGTGAACAGGACAGACCCCATAAAAAAAATATACCGCTACAACATAGGCGGCAGAACAGCGGAACCATGGGAAATGCTGAAAATACTGCGCAACACGGACGGCTACGGCGGGGGTAAGGGCATACTTGAAGAAAATCCTGAAATGATAGCCACTGCATACGGGCTTATAAAATATCAGAAAAAACAGGTATCCTCCGGCGGTGCAAAAAGGGGCATACTGCGGACGAACGGTCTGAAAAAGGATGTAGTCGAGGAGATAAAGGAGAAATGGGCGGCACTGTGGGGAGCAAAGAACGACCGGGACACCATGTTCATACTCAACTCCAAGGATTCTGACTTCAAGGAGCTGTCAAGCACATCTGTAGATATGCAGCTCAATCAGACACAGGAGACCATCGACAAGGAGCTTATGAAGCTTTTTGGAACAAATGACGGTATGCTCACGGAGGAAACGGTGAAAAACGCTGTCCTGCCCGTGATAGACATAATAGAGGCAGCTCTTGACACTGACCTTCTCTATGAAAGGGAAAAGAGAGACTGTTATTTTGCTTTTGATACAAGGGAGCTGACAAGGGGCGACATAAATCAGCGGTACAATGCCTATGCGACGGCACTTTCACAGAACTTCATGCAGCTTGATGAGGTGAGAGAGCTTGAAGACCTTCCGCCTTTAGGCATCAACTTTGTAAAGCTCGGGCTAAACGATGTGCTCCTTGACCCGAAAACCGGGCAGATATACACACCTAACACCAACGCATATGCACAGATGGGCAAAAATGTGCAGGTGCCCTTGACAGATGAGGTGGAAAGTGGTACAATCGAGAGCAGAAGCAACCCGAACCATGTCCCTGCCGGGAGCAAAAAAGGCGGACAGTTTGCGAGTAAAGTATCCGCAACGGGTGCGAATGAGTTTGAAGTGAAAGATTTCAGGAATAAGCAGAAACGCAAAAATCATTTCAAAGACCACAAAGCCGAGTTTGCAGAAGACGGCATAACGACCGAGGAGCAATATGTTGCGGAAGCCTTAAGCCTTGCGGAAAGCCCTGTCGACGGTTCTGTCGTAGGTCATAAAGACGGTCACGGCAACGTGATAAGATACGACAAGGAAAAGAACCGGTTTGTGAAGGGTGATCCTTCAAAAGGTCTGACCACATTTTTCATGCCTGAAACAGGATCAGCGTATTACAACAATCAGTTAAAGGAGGATATGAAACATGGCGGCAGCACTGAGTAAATACAAGTATCGTCAAGGATACGAGAATTGGGAAGATAAACATCTTTGCCCTGTATGTGGAAAGCACTGGTTTGAAGAATACGGCAGTTTTGATTATTGTCCGGTCTGCGGATGGCAGGATGACAACCTTGAAACCTGTTATGTTGGGTATGAAGGCGGAGCAAACGGCATGACCGTAGAGGAATACAGAGAACGTTGGAAAAGCGGAGACCCTGAATGTCAGCCGTTTGATGATGAGGAGGAGGATGAATGAATGACAGAGTAAAAAAATGCCTTGAAAAAGACAGGGGCTTCGCAGAGCTTCTTATGAACATTAATGGATCATACGATGATATAGTAACAGGAGCTTTTTCCATGGCAATCAAATATCCTGATTACAAGGAAAAAGTGACTGAGTTTATTGAGGCTCACCCCGAACTTACATCATCTGATCTGGTCCTTTTTGAAACGGAGACTTTCAGAGGTTTCAAGCGCAAAGCAAAGTATTCATTTGAAAAATAACACAATCAAATACTTCTATACCGTTACATTACAAATGTAGCGGTATTTTTATACCAAAACATAAGGAGATTACAATGCAGCTTTTACATGGTGACTGCCTTGAATTGATGAAAGAGATGCCCGATAACAGCGTTGATCTGGTGCTATGTGATCTTCCATATGGGACAACACGGAACAAATGGGATAACTGTATTGATCTTTCAAAACTATGGATAGAATATAGGAGAGTGACCAAATCAAATTCCGCAATAGTTCTGTTCTCACAAATGCCTTTTACGGTTGACCTTATAAACAGCAACAGGAAACAATTCCGTTATGAGTGGATATGGGAGAAATCACAAGGAACAGGCTTTTTAAACGCAAACCGTATGCCTTTGAAAGCGCATGAAAACATTTTGGTGTTTTATAATAAGCTGCCAAAATACAATCCGCAATTCCGAAAAGGGGGGGTGCATACAAGGGGGAATACAGGCAGTCTTACAGATAATTATGGTAATTTTATACAGCTTTGCAGTGGCACATCATCGGAATACTACCCAACAGATATATTGATGTACAAAAAAGACTGCAATATGCTTCATCCTACGCAAAAGCCTGTCGGACTTTTGGAATATCTCATCAAAACATATACAGATGCAGGCTACACTGTTCTTGACAATACCATGGGCAGCGGCTCCACGGGGGTGGCGTGCGTGAATACGGGGCGTGACTTTATCGGTATTGAGCTTGACAACAAATACTACGACACAGCTTGCAAGAGAATAGCACAGGCACAGGAAGACAAAGCGGCTGATGATATGCAGATGAGAATAGCGTTATGACTGCACCCAACACCAACGCATATGCACAGATGGGCAAAAATGTCCAGGTGCCCTTGACAGATGAGGGGGAAAGTGGTACAATCGAGAGCAGAAGCAACCCGAACCATGTCCCTGCCGGAAGCTCCAAAGGCGGGCAGTTTGCGCCTGCAATTTCTGCATATGGCACAAATACGTTTATAGTAAGAGATTTCAAGAGTAAAGCCAAAGCCAACAACCATTTTCAGAAGCACAATAAAGAATTTGCTGAGGATGGTATCACTGATACAAAAACATATCTTGAAAAGTCTTTGGAACTACTTGAAAGCAACTGTGACGATAAAAACATCTTGGGGTTTCTTTATCCTGATGGGAGATTGGCAAGATATGATGTAAAAAAAGAGTATTTTGCAGTCGGTAATCCTTATAGAGGAATTTATTCAATGTTTAAGGCTAAAGAAGGGAAAGCCTATTTTGATGTGGAATATGCAAAGCGTGACAAGTCTCAGGAGGTGTGAATATGCTTGAAAACATAATTTGTCCTGTCTGCGGCGAGTTTCTAATCAAAGAAGAATATGATATGTGTGAGATGTGCGGATGGTTTCTGATAGAGGCTGATTACATGGATCATAATTATAATTCTGGACTAAATCACTGCTCTCTAAACGAATACAAGAAGCAGCGAGAAGCAGGAGAACTGCCGAAATTCCCACATTTTGGGCTTGATGGAAAAGAATTGAGCGATGAGGAATTTGCTCAGACATTAAAGCCCATTGTAAAAAACGGGAAAAAAGTATTTACACAGGTATTTGAAGAATAAGCGTGTATCATCCTTTGTCCGGGACAGGCTTCCGGAAATTGATATAGCTGATGACGAGGAAGACAACGAGAAACACAACCGCATAAGTAATACCGTATAGCACAGGCTATGCGGTATTTTTATACCCGGAAGGAGGAAATAATATGGTACAGCAAAGTGCAGGAATATCAGAAGCCGCAACCGAGAAACTTATCAAAGCTATCGACGAATTTTGCAGAGTTATCAACGATTATGCCGGAGAAGTGCAACGTCAGTTCAGAACAATAGAAGAAAAGCCCGAGTGCGACTATATGCAGTATCTGAGAAAAACAAAAGTCGGAAAAGTTAGAAGCAGGAGAAAATAAACATGGATAATAAAGCAATACAGAATAATTTTTTCAAGCGTACATGAAAATGTGCGCTTTTTTCATACCCGAACGGAGAAAATATGAACATACTGCCATTCACACTGCCCGAATTTGCCATAGGGATACCCATACCAAAAACAACGGTGATCCTTTCCGCACCCACCAAGAACGACTATTACCGTATGACAGCGGCAAGGACCAAGCACCGCCTCGCCGGTGAGATGATGGAGAAGTATTCGGGAACAAGTGTTCCCCTGCTGCCGGATATGGGTGAGGCGTTCATAAACGAGTATCTGAGGCAGATAAACGAGTACAGAGAAAAGAACATGGACTATCTGATGATACCGGAGACCATAAGCTTTGACACACCGGAGCCTGACAAGCTCCCGGTCATGACCTGCGCAGAAAACGCAGTGTACATTTATTCGGGGTTAGATTTCATCAGACAGGCAGAGCTTAACATCATAGAATACTGGATGATACTTGCAGACAGCATGAAAGCACAGATACTGCGCACGAAGGACGGCAAAGACTACCTTAATGAATGCTGGCACGATATGCACAGAATAAGCACTCTTGAATGTACCATATAGGAGGTGCGGTCATGGGATATATGGGTGAGGAGATACTTCTTGACATAAAGAAATACTGCGAAGACAACCTCAGAAAGATAGATGAAGCGGCAAAGAAGCTTGAAACGGAAATGCTTGAGGAGATAAGGGAGAACACCCCCGAAAGCGAAAGGGAATACTTTTTCAGCAGATCCCATTCGACCGGTCAGAACAAGGTGTACTCCCTTAACAATATCCCCCTTAAAAAGGGCTGGAGAAAGAAAGCCTATGGTGCAACAGGGAGCAGGATAGATTCAAATAACTACAAGGGAGCGGTATATGCGGTAGAAAATGTCAATAAGCCAAAAATAGTCCACCTTGTGAACTTCCCGCACCGTATAGTCGTACACGGGCACGACACAGGGCTTATGCTCGATCCTGTTATGAAGATACCCGAGATAAGGGACAAATATCAGGAAAAGCTCAATGAAGAGATAGAAAGGATACTGAAGAATGGCTAATGATTACCGTGCCAAGATAGGACTTGACACATCCGAGGTCGAAAAGAATATCAAGTCTCTGAGCCGTGAGCTGAAGACTGTTGACAAAGACCTTGAAAGCAACGCCGGCAATGCAGAACTCAGCGCCCAGAGATATCAGATACTCGGTGAAGAGGTGGCAAAGCTGCAAGAAAAAATGACACAGCTCCTTTCTGTGGAAGAAAGAGCAAATGAAGCATTGTCCAATGGTGACCTGAGCGCAGCCGAATACAGAGCCTACCGCAGAGAGATAGAAAGCACACAGGCACAGATAGAAAAATACTCCGATGAACTCACAAACACCGGCAAAGCCTACGATGAGCTTGATGAAAGCGTGCAGAAAAGCGCAAAGGACATAAACATCTTTCAGGAGATACTTAAAGCGGATGCTGTGAAGGCTTTTGCTTCGGGAGCGGTGGATGTATTGAAGTCCGCTTTTCAGGGTGCTGTGTCTCTCGTTCAGGAAGCGGCGGATGCCTATGGTGAATATGAACAGCTCGTGGGCGGTGTCGAGACCCTTTTTGCCGGGGCAGAGGCCACGGTCAGGGAAAACGCACAAAAAGCATTCGGCACGGCGGGTATATCCGCCAACCAGTACATGGAGCAGGTCACATCCTTTGCGGCTTCCCTTGTAAACTCTCTCGGCGGCAACACCGAAGAAGCGGCAAGGGTCGCAGATCAGGCTATCATTGATATGTCCGACAACGCAAGCAAGATGGGCACATCGATACAGTCGATACAGTATGCTTATCAGGGCTTCGCAAAGCAGAACTACACCATGCTGGACAATCTCAAGCTGGGGTACGGCGGCACAAAGAAAGAGATGCAGCGCCTTATTGACGATGTGAACTCTTGGAGAGAGGCGAACGGAGAAGCCGCAGACCTTTCCATTGAAAACTTTGCCGATGTGGTCACTGCCATTCATGAAGTGCAGGAGCATATAGGTCTCACAGGGACTACCGCAGAGGAAGCTTCCAAAACGATACAGGGCTCTGCCGGAGCAGTAAAGGCAGCATGGCAGAATCTGCTTGTAGGTCTTGCAGACCCTACGGCTGATCTTGACAGCCTGATAAACGATCTCATTGATACGGGCATGACAGCAGCCGAAAATATGCTGCCCACCATGATGGATGCGGTTGGAGGTCTGGCACTGGCTATAGGTGAGGCGGCTCCGCACCTGGGGGAGCTGCTTGAAAATGCGGATGAGCTCGCAGACAGCTTTATTCTGGTCATAGAGGCTCTTGTGGACGAGATAAGCAGCAATGTCGATGTGATTTTCGGGCTGGTCACGGAGCTTGTGGAAAAGATCGCAGATCATGCGGGGGAACGGGCACCGGATATCATAACGAAGCTGGCAGAGGGCATATTGAAGGCTTTGCCGGCAATAGCCGATACAGCGGTCGAACTGGCTGTGACCCTGATAAACACACTGGCGGACACGATCCCCGAGCTGCTCCCAAAGGTCATTGAATGTATAACAAAAATAGGGCACACCATTGCAGAAAACACGGAAGAGATAGTGAATGCAGGCGTAAGGCTTGCAGGGGCTATTTTAGAGGGCTTATGGAACGGGCTCCCGGATCTTCTGAGAGAGCTGCCCGATATTTTGCAGGAAATACAGGACGGCTTGTACAAAGCGATAGATGACCTGCTGAAAGCCGGAGAAGATGCGGCAAAGAAGATCGGTGACGACCTGAAGGAGACAGACTGGGGCGATGTAGCCCGGGAGACTGTTGAAAGCCTTGCAAACGCTTTTGTGAAAGCAGGGCAGAGCGAGGTCATAAGAAATATACTTGCAGGCGTTACAAACGGATGGTCAGAATGGATATTCGGTGGTATGGAAGCAGGTGCGAAGGCTGCGGGAACAGCGGCAGGAGCAGACACCGGAGACCATGGTTTCGGCGGCAAAAGAGAAAAGGAGATCGAGGAGACCATCGAGAGGACAGCCGAACAGGAGGTCGCACTTGAACGGGCTCAGCGGAGTGTAGAAGAGTACCACGAGTATATTAACTCTCAGATAGAAAAGTGGAAAAACAGCACGCCGGAGCCTTCACCGGAAGGACCCGAGAAAAGTTTTGCAGAACTGCTCGAAGAAAAGGAAAGCGAGTGGGACAAGCTGTTTAAGTATGACAAAGAGAGCTATAACGAATACTGGAATCAGAGGATGGAGTTCCTCCGGGAGAATGAAGAGGATACAAAAGAATGGTGGACGGCGTACAATGAGACGGACAAGAAGCTGAAGGAGAACGCCAAAAAGGAAGCGGATGACAGAAAGAAAGCCGCAGATGAACAGGCAAAGGCTGCCGAGGATGCAAGAAAGAAAGCAGAGCAGGCAGAAAAAGACAGGCTCGATGCGGCAAAAAAGACCTATGAGAACGCACTTGTACAAAACGAAATAAGACAGATCAACGAAGGTCATGATGAAAACTGGCTGCTTGAAGAGGACGCAAAAGCCCTTGAACAGTTCAAAAACAGTGTGGGCGAGATGAACGATGATTATCAGAAGGCACTGCGTGACTACCTCAAGCAGAAAGAGAGAATAGAGGATAAGGCAGAAAAGCAGAAGACCGCCGACCATAAAGAACAGGTCAAGGCATGGGAAAGTGAGATAAACAGCATATGGGACGAGCTTGAAAATCAGGCGAAGGTCGAACAATGGTCTGCTGATAAGCTGCTTGACGAAAAAGAAAAGGCTCTTGCGGCATATGCCGACAAGGACCCGGAATT